AGTTAAACAGGTTGCCGAAAAAGCGGCTACGCAAATATTAAAAGAGCGTGATGAAAACGGACAGTACTTTTCACTAAACGATTTTATTAGTCGCCATAAATGGAAAGGCTCGGCAGTGAATAGCCGTGTAATTAGAAACCTTATATTGGCAGGTGCATTTGACAAACTTGAAGGAGTTACCAAAGCTAAGGACAGAATTGACCTGTTAGTGGAATATTTGGGCAAAGCGAGTGTAGCCGTACGGGAAGATGATATTGTATTAACAGGGGCTGACCGCCATGCGAATGATGAATGGTGGTGGGCGTTATTACAAAAGAAAGTATCGGGTTTTGCGTTCTTTAATTACGAAAACATTTATAAACGGTTTGTCGGTGAGTTCCCAGAGGAATATGAATACGCAACGTTTGAGGAGTGTTTAGACACGGAACATCTTGCTCACAATGGTTATGTCGTGGTAGCGGGTTATATTGCTGAAATGGAGATTAAAAAGACCAAAAAAGGCGAAATGATGGCACGCTTGACACTTGAGGCTAACTACGAATTTTTGGAAGTAATGATATTCCAGCAAGAATATCAGCAGCTTTCTGACTTATTGGTGGCAGGGCGTGCGAACCTGCTATTAATTAATGGAGTTGTTTCTTATGACAAGCGCAAAGAAAGTAATATTCTACGGGCTAATTATGAAACCAACATTGTCACTTTGACGTTATAATAAAATTGAAATTATGAAAATTCTTGTTCATTTTAGTGGGGTTCCAGTGGAACTTGAAACAAACGGTTTTTCTGGACGCATAGATATAGACCAATTAACGTCTATTGATTATGGCAATTTGTACGGTGAAGCCGTGACAGTTAGTGCTCTTCTAAATAAGGTTGGTTTGCTACGTGCCGAGGCAGAGCAGGCATTAGCCGAGAAGAAGTTGGAAAGGGACGTGTGCGAGGCTGATACGAAGCGTAAATGGCGACAGCAAGCCAACGCCAACCAAGGAAAGTTCTGTTTTGAGGGTGAGTGGATAAAGCTGTCAGAAAAGGCGTTGGATGAGGCGTTGCTACTTGATGATGCTTATCAGGGATTGTGCTGTGAGTATATTGAGGCACAAAAGAACTTTAATGTCCTTGACGCTTTGCAATGGGCGGTACAAGATAAGTCTAAGAAACTTAATAATCTGTTAAAACCCGTGACACCTACTGAGTTGCTCGGGGAGTTGGTGGAGAGTAACGTAAATAGTTTTGTGATAACTAAAAAAGGATACTAATATGGCAACAACATCAACAATTTTTGACGGGTTTATTAAACTAGTAGATAACATTTACATGAAGCCCTGTGAGGCTCACCCATCTGCATACGATTTGTATGTACACAAACCGAGTACAAGTGCTAGACACCCCGAGGGTAAAATGGACGACGTGGCATTTGGTTTGTCATTGGAGCTAGCTATTTCGTGGGCATGTCATAAGGCAGCGGGTGAGCGTGAAGTTAAAGACTTGCAGGGATTGTTGAAGGAACTGCATAAAGTAAACCAAGAAATTAGAGAAAACGTACTAAGTTTTATTAACGATTAATTTATAGAAAAATTATGGCAGGATTTGACCGCAGCAAGTGGAAAGCTGCACCTCTAACAACAGTTAACGCAACAGTTAACGAAACAAAGAAGTTTGACACCTATTTTGAGAGCGGAAATAACGAATACGCTCGGTTCTGGACAAACCGTGACGGCATTACAGTAAAACGTGTGTTGCCCGCACATGAACCAGGAGATAGCCCGTATGTACCTATGCTGACAGCCATGCTGAAAATTGAAGTGGACGATAAGGACAGCAACGGCACAGTGATTGGTAAGAAAGTCGCTAACAAGAAAATTTTTATCGGTACTTTGCACGGTGGCTATCCGTATGATATCATTGAGGAGTACATTAAACGGGTGTACGAAAAGGCTGATGCTTATCAGGGCGATGAGCGTGACCGTTACTTGAACCCTGTTAAAGGTTACAGAATGGGCGGTAAGAACGGTACATGGGTTCCTGGAATTAGACCTCAACTAGAGTATATATTCTATGCTCTCATTGAGGGTAAAATTTACCGTGACAGTTTAAAGCCGAAGCAAATGGAAGCCTTGAACAAGGAAAGTGCCGACCTTTGTGCCCAAAATGACACGGCTGCAATTGATATGTTTAGTGACCCGACAACAGGTTTTCCAATCCAGTGGAGTGTAGGAAAGGATAAGGATGGTAAAAAGGAAACCACCCTTAAATCTTTGCCGTTGAAAATGCAACAGACTTGGGATGAATACTTTGGTGAAAATGCAGTTCCTGACGCAATTTTGGAACAGCTTGAAAAGTTGCCAAGTTTGAAGAGCCTGTATGTTGACAGTTACAAAAAACGTGACTTTGACCTTGCATTGGAAGGGCTGAAACGTTTTGATGAAGCCAACGTTTACAAGATTTTTGCTGACGAAGAGTTTTTGGACATGGTTGAACAGATGGCTGAAATGGTAGCAGAAAAGACAGGTGATGACGGAAAACCAAGCGGTACAGATGATTTGCCTTTTGGTGATGAAACTCCTAGCGCAGCTCCGGCTCCAGCCGCTAAAAAGACGCCCGTAGCCAAAGCTCCGGCAGCTAAGAAAGCCGTAGCAAAGAAAAAACCCGCTGAACCGACCCCTGAAGAAAAACTTGCTGTTATCAACACTGAATTTATGCGCCAATACGGTGATGGCTACGATGAATTTACACTTGAGGACATGGGTGATGAACTGGAAGAAACGTACCAACTTGCACTCAAGAAAGAGGATTTGGGTTATGACATACCTCACGTTGACGGTTGGGATGGCGATGGTGATAATGGTGAGGACGAAACTCCAGCCGAAGACCCTGAACCGGAACAAGCTCCGGCAGCACCAGAGGTTCACACCGCAGTCGGTCCGGCAGCAGTGAAAACTCCGGCAGATGCAAATAGCAAAAGTGCAATGAGTGCCGTTGAGCGCATACGTTTGCTTCGTGAACAAAAAGCCGCAGCCGCTAAGAAGTAAATTTTATTCACCAATATAGGCGGGCTTTCGCCCGCCTTTTTGCTTTTATACAATGAAAAGAAACCCGATAGCCGTTATAAGTACAGACAGACATTTAAAAGAAGAAAACGCTTTAGACCTGTTAGATTTGTCTGAACAAGAAATTGCGCTTGCTCAAAAGCTGAAAGTTAAAACCGTTATTTGGTTGGGAGACATATTTGATAGCCGCCTTAGTCAGCGTCAAGAATTGCTTAACTGTTTAACGTTGATGATACAAATGTATCACGAGGCAGGGCTGCAAATTATTTGTATTCCTGGAAACCACGATAAGACAGATTATGAGGATGACGATAGCTTTTTGACCGCCTACAAATATCATCCCGGATTTGACCTAATTGAGACACCTCAAGCCCGTGTAATAGGTGGGGTTGATTTTGACTTTGTGCCGTTTTATTCGGTGGATATGTGGTTGGATAAGTTTGCGGAATTAGACCCGCCTCCGGGATTAAAATCAGTACTATGTAGTCATACAGCCGTACAAGGTTCTATCAATAACGACGGCAAAGTAGTAGAGAACCGCATTAAGACAAAGTTATTCAACAAATACGGAAAAGTATTGTTAGGGCATTATCACAATGCTCAACAACCCGCTTTAAATGTTTTTCACCTACCGTCTATAAGACAAAATAACTTTGGTGAAGATGAAGAAAAAGGCTTTACGGTGTTGTATGACGATGTAAGTTTTGATTTCGTTAAGTCTGATTTTGTGCCATATAGAGAAGTCAAAATTGATGTGGCGACTGTGACAAAGGCTGAACTTCAAAAGTTGCATACGGAAATTGATGATGGGGTACATTCCCGAGTGGTGCTTATTGGCGACCAACAGGCAGTGAAAGCGGTTAACAAGAAATGGTTTACGGAACACGGAATAGCCGTAAAAGCTAAATACACCGATGTAGAAGTAACGGAAACCGAAGAAACAGAAGCGGTGCAGGAATTAAGCGGAGAAGACTTAAAAGATAAGTTTGAGGCGTTTTGTACTGAAAAGGGTTACGATTACAAAGAGGGGTTTAAACTATTAAAAGAAATAATGAAATGGCAGGAGTAAAAGATTTTGTGAATACCGTACAAAAGAAGTTCGGTAAAGAAGTAATTGCCGGAGATAACCGTGCAGGGGTAGAGTTTCTACCGTCAGGCAGCTTGTCTTTGGATTTAGCATTGGGCGGGGGTTATGCAAAGGGGCGCATTATTGAGCTCATGGGTTACGAAAGTTGTGGTAAAACGACACTAGCTTTACACGCTTGCTTGAGTGCCCAAAATGAGGGTAAAGCTGTTTTATACGTAGACCGTGAGAACGCTATTGATATTGATTATGTACAGAATTTAGGCATTGACACTGACCCTGAAAAGTTTATCTTGACACAGCCCGGAGTAGCCGAGGAATGTTTTGAAATTATAAGGGAAGCAATTAAGACTGATGAAATTGGTGTTATTGTTTTGGACAGTGTTGCCGCTTTGTTCCCTAAATGTTACTTAGACGCTGATGTCGGTGATGCTAAGATGGGTACAGTCGCTCGCATTATGTCTACGTGGCTTCCTGGATTTGTGGGGGATATTAAACGTAATAACATCGTTGTAATATTCATCAACCAATATCGCGACAAAATTGGCGTAATGTTTGGTGACCCTCGCACAACTCCGGGAGGGAAAGCATTAGGGTTTTATTCTTCCCAGCGTCTGGATATTGCCCGTGCAGGTGCGGCAGGCGACAAGGGGGAAGAGTTTGCTAATCACGTTAAAGTTAAAGTGGCGAAAAACAAGGTCGCCCCACCGTTCCGAAAAGCTGAATTTGATATACGTTTTGGCGAGGGTATTGATAAGGCATTGGATATCCTTAATCTGGCGGTTGAAAAAGGCGTAGTGGAAAAGGCAGGCTCGTTCTTTAAGTATGGGGGTAAAACCCTAGCACAGGGCGCAGAGAAAACCCGTGATGTGATAGCTGAGGACGAAGACCTTATGGCACACATTGAAGAAGAAATTATGCAAAATATTTAGTTTATGGAATTGAAGTATTTGCGTCTGCAGAATTTTTTGTCATTCAAGGATATGCAACACACATTTTTGAATGAGCCTGTTTTAATTAAAGGGAAGAACCTTACTGAGACGGAAAGCCAAGAAACCAACGGTGCAGGAAAGAGTACAATGGAAGCGGGGATTGCATTTGCAATTCTCGCCACTTCTTTGCGCAAACAAACCTTAGATAAAGACTTGATATATTGGGGTGCGGATGAAGCGCATATATGGCTTGACATCTATTGTCCTATTCGCAAACAGACCCTAAATATTCATCGCACGTTGCGTACAAAGGGGTCACAACTGTTGGAATTGACTTTGAACGAGGAAGAGGGTAGTGTGCATTTTGCCACTGTATCAGATGGCAACAACTACATTCTTAATTGGATAGGTATATCAGCAGTGGATTTGAAGAATTACTACTTGATTAACAAGGAGAATTTTAAATCGTTTGTTTCAAGTAGTAATACTGAACGTTTGGCGTTGATAAGCCGTTTTATTAAAGCTGAACAGTTGGACACGGCTGATGATGTTATAAAAGCTAAGAATAAACCACTTGAGGCACAGGCTAAAGAGGCAGCGTTTAAGGTCGCGACGATAGAGGGTGAATTAAGCGTCTATACGCAACAATTAGAGGCTGAGGCGGAGCGTAACTTGGAACAAGAGCGCAACGACAAATTAGAGGCTTTAAATATGCGTATGGATGGTGTGATTGCCCGCTATGATAAAGCGGAGCAAATAAAACAGAATGCGACATTGGCTATAAAGTTGGCAGAAGATAACATTGCTAAAGAGAAACATAAACTTCAGGATTTTGAAAAGGCATTAGCCGAACTCAACAAGCAAGATTTTACAGCCCGTTATAAAAGCATTCAGGAAGCCCGTGCCACCGCTGACAGCAAAGTAGACGCAGAACGCCAACAGTTAACAGATACGAAGAAAAATGTACAGAGTTTAAGCCTTTCTATTCAACGTTTGTCAGGCATTTTGCAAGGGACGATAAAGTGCCCCAAATGTCAGCACGAGTTTGCTATTGCTGACCCCGATTTGGATTTGCAGGGGGTACGCAAGAAATTGGAGTTGAAAACTTCCAAACGAACTTCCACGGAGCAACAGGTGGCATTACTGCAAAAACGGCTTGAAACGCTAGCCACCCAATTGAAAACGTTTGATGAAGAAACTGGACAGGTACGTGAGGAAGAGCGTGAACATTTGAAATCTGTGAGAGCTTTGCAGTCCCAAGTATTTGAAGTCCAAGACACTATTAAAAGACACGAACAATTGATTAAAAGCAATCAACGTGACATTGAGCAAATGGACGTGGAACTTGAAAGCTGCAATTCCCAAAGTGAAAAATTACTTGAGGAAATTGAAAAGGTTGAAAAAGAAGAGTTAGAAACCCGTGAAGCCGAGTTAAAAGGCATTATAGCTTTAACCGAAAAAAAGTTGCAAAAAGCTCAAAAAGAACGTGACAAATACGAAGCCGAAGTATCTAACAATGTGCAATGGGGGCTGAGAATGAAAGAATTTAAGATGTCCCTAGCGTGCGAACAGTTGCGCATCATTCAAAATTTTGCTAATTTGGCTCTCCAAAAACAAAGGTCAGATTTACGTTTAAGTATTGACGGTTTTAAACGTAACGCCAACGGTAAAGTAAAAGAAGAGATTACTGTTACAGTCATTAACAGTGAGGGCGAGTATAAACCATTTTGGTCTTTCAGTGGCGGTGAGCGTGCCCGTATAGAGGTTGCACTTATACAGGCTTTCCAGGAAATGATAAACGGAACGAATGAGTGGGGTGGTTTGCATTTCCTAATGATTGATGAAGTATTGGAAGGGACAGACCCGTTGGGATTGGCTTTGTTGCTAGAAAGTTTGAACGATGTTGGACATCCGGTGTATATAATAAGTCACGTGATGAATATACGTGCCGGAGTCCGCACATTAACAGTCGTAAAAGAAAATGGCGAAAGTTACATTGAGTAAAGAAATAGATTGGACAGCAATTGGAATTGACCCCGGAAAAGAGGGGTTTATTACAGTAATGCGACGGGGTTTTATACACAGTTACCCTGTTCCAAAAGTAAAGGATGTTATTGATGAGGAAGGATTGGCAGCGTTGGTTTTAGAAATCGCTGAACAGTGTGACCCTCAATACACTCACATAGCGATAGAGGACGTACACGCTTTGCACGGTTCATCAGCGCAGGGGACATTCAACTTTGGTGGGATAACATGGGCTCTCCGTATGGCGTTTATTGTGTGCGGGCTACCTGTTCATCGGGTAGCCCCTAAAAAGTGGCAAAAAGAGATGCACGAGGGAGTTAAACCGTGCGCAGATAAGAAACAGATGTCTATATTAGCGGCTAAACGGTTGTTCCCTAATTACAATCTTTTACGGACGCCAAACTGCAAGAAGCCTGATGACAATCTTGTGGACAGTTTGTTGATTGCTGAATATTGTAGGAGAAATTATTTATGAAATACGTATTGGTTTGCCCGAATACGGGCTGCATAGAGCATAATAAGCCTGTGGATGCGGGTACTTATTGCATGAAGTATGACAAAGCAACCAAACAGATGAAACCCGAATTTAAGGGGGAAATTCAGCGGTGTGTGGTTTGTGGTGAAGAATTACAGTTTACCGAAGCCCCAAGCGTTATTCCGGAATTTAGTGTAGGCACGTTCAAAGGATTGCCGGATGACAAGAAGAAAGAAGTGCTGCATAAACGTTTCCAAAAGGGGATGACTAAGGGTGGTAATGATGAGAACGAATTAAGAAAAAGAGGTGCGGTTAAAAAATTAATTGGATATGATGACTAGTGAACAAATTAAAATGATGCTGGACGGTGTTAAAGGTCTGGCGATGAATTGTGAAGTTAACGTTTTGGTACTGAAAGTACTGGATGAGTACCGTGTTTATTTGGCTCCTGAAGTGCGCCTAAAGACACGTGAGTGCCGTTATAACGAAGTACGGGATGCTCAAGATATTACCGTATTGGTGAAGAACGTGGGGGTGAACTTTGCGCTTGGTATGACGCATCAGACATTAATGGAAAAGGCACAGTCCATTCACAAGGAAAGTTTCAAGTTCGGTACTGATGATTATATGTGGTTCACAAAAGTGGATTTAAACCGTGGTTAAGAAGAAAAGTGCAAATGTTTGCTGAGGATTTCTTTGGAATGTCATTTTAAGTTGCTACATTTGTGCAGTTAATTAACAACATCATGGAAAATTTAACAGATATCTTTTTAAAATCCAGAGGGCACAAATATTTACGCAAAGTGCCGAACGGTAAAGGCGGTTATCGTTACATATACGAAGAACCGAGCCTGAAAACTACTTCGGTAGTCACACGTGAACAAAAGTACAAACAGAACGGGTGGGATTACAATACCCCATCAACGGTTGAGTACGCAAACGACCCACAGCGTAAACGGGTGCATTGTAAAACAGTTGCCGAGTACATTAAACGTTCAAGCCGACAGGGTGAAACGCCTCGTGCGGTGTTTACATTAGGCGGTTCGGGTGCGGGTAAAAGTACCGTTCTTAGAATGTTAGGTGAGCAAGACCCGTCCTTTAACAAAATTGTTACTGTTGATAGTGACGATATTAAGACAAAAACGTTTAAGGAAGATTTTGACGCTTACAACAAACAAAAGAAGATGAGTGCCGCAGGGCGTTTGCATGAAGAGAGTAGCGAATTGGCTGATAAAATTGTTGACTGTATATTAAGCGTAAATAATGACTACTTAAAGGATGGTACGATGAAAACGTATGCTTCTGCCGCAGCGGAAATTGAAAAAGCTAAGAAGAAAGGCTACCGGACTGATGTAGTAGGTGTGACAATTTCGGTGGAAGAAGCCATTCGTCGGGCATATTCTAGAGCAGCTAAATCTGGTCGTCACGTTGAACCTGAAGTAATTGTAAAGGCTCATGTCGGTTCTACGGAAACATTTTTGAAGTTAATTGAAACAGGTTTGGCAGATAGTTTGAAATTGTATGATAATTCGAGTAGTTCGCCAATACTAATCTATGATAGTGAGGATGAAAATCCTATTAAGAACGTTAAGTTATTTGAGGAATTTAAAAATAAGAGGAATTACACTATGGCAAAGAAAGACAACAACATTGAAAAATCTTATGATTTTGGTAAAAGTGAGTTTAACCGAAAAATGAAAAAGATATACCAAGAGCGAGAGGCTAAAGGTCTTCCAAATAGTGTGGATATACCAAACGACGCAGATGCGGACGACTTGGCACGCTTAAGAGCTTTTGGGGAATGGTTGAGCGATGGGCAACCCGTAGATTAATCTAAAGATTTTTCGGCTAGTTCCTTGCATAATTCAAAATTATGACTACCTTTGTAGTGTCAATCAATAAAACAAGGTAGTCATGAAAAGAAAAGTATTAACAGTCAGTGAAGTTAACCAAATGTTAATCCGCAAGGGATATAGAAGTTGTGAAACTATTCACATAGATATAGAAAATTCTTGGGAAGCGGATACTTTAGTATTTGAAGAATACAAAGATGGACACAGCGTTTGCGGGCTTTATAAGTTTCATCAATCTGAAGGCTGTCCAGTAGGTTGCGGCAATTTAACTAGAGTGGCAACCTACCGTAAATTAAAGGTTGCTGAAAAATACGAAATTATTGGTATTGTGGCACGTTTACCCAAACAAGAAAATAAAAATTGATTTAGTTATGGCAAAGAAAGTTAGTTGTGAAGAATTAAGAAACCAACTGTTAGCCGCAAATGCGGCTTACAGAAGCGGTGAAAGTATTATGTCCGATGTGGAATACGATGCGTTGGTGGAAAAGCTACGTAAACTAGACCCGTCGGACATCTTTTTTAATAAAGGAATAGTTGAAGCAGCCGATGACAGAATGGAAGAGTTGCCTGTTCCTATGTACAGTCTTGAAAAGATTAAGGAAATTAAACCGTTGCGCAAGTGGCTGAAAAAGATGTTGGATGCTGGAGCTTGTGAAGTTGTGGCGATGCCAAAATTTGACGGAATAAGCCTGTTGACCTACGATATGGATGGCGACCAAGCGTGGACACGTGGTGACGGTATTGAGGGACAACGAAGTGACGCACATTTTACTCGCATGAATAACGGCAAGCCCAAAGGATATTTCTGTAACGTGCATACATGGGGCGAAGCCATTTGTAAGAAAACCACCTTTGCACACTTAAAGGATGAATTGAATGTAGCGTACAAGAACGCCCGAAACATGGTTGCGGGTGTGTTTAATTCTCCGGACGGTTTTAAGAACCCTGTAATCACCTATATTGATTTTGTGCGATATGGTATTGATGAACCAATTGACAAGGATGACCAATTGCGGGTGTTGCGCAATCGTTACCAGAATGTCACACCATCCAGAACCTACTTAATTGAAGAATTATTGGAGCTTGATGATGCAGACTTGAACGACCTTATTGATTTGGAACTGCATGATGAATTTGACGCAGAGTACAAGATAGACGGTATTGTATTGGAAATTAATGAATGGGCGGTGAAACAACAGCTTGGAAGACTACCGAATGGAAACCCCGCTTATTCGGTTGCATTTAAGCGTGAAGAATGGTGTGACATTTATCAAACTAAAGTGACAGGGATTGAAAAAGGTATTGGCAAAACAGGTGTTTTGAACCCTGTTATCCTAATTGAACCCGTGGAAATAAATGGTGCGACAGTGAGCCGTGCTACCGCTTATAACGCTGCCTATTTGGTTGAAAACAACATTTGTGAGGGGGCTGTGATAGAGGTTACTCGTGGGGGTGATGTAATACCCAAACACTTGAAAACATTGGAATATAACGAAACAATGTTTGAAAAGATGTGTGATGACCTTGTTATCTGTCCTTCGTGTGGGAAACCGTTAAAATGGAATGAAACAAATGTTGATTTAGTGTGTACGAATGACAAATGTAAAGAAATGGTAATCAGTGAAATGGTTTACTTTTTCCGTACAATGGGGTGTGAACAGTTTGAAGAACCTACAATACGTCGTTTGTATAATTTTGGCTACCGTAGTGTAGAAACGATTTTAGAGTCTCATGTAGCCGAGTTCCAAAAGTTGCTCGGCAAGGCTAAGGGTAAAACGGTTTACGACCAAATACAGAAAGTGTTGACTGAAGGCGTGCCGATGGCACGTTACATGACGGCACTAAATATTTTTGATGGCAAAATTGCCGAAGCCACCTGTCAGAAAATTTTTGATGCAGCGAATCCGGAAATGGTGGAAAGAGTAAAAACTGTTTCGTACGAAATTGGTAGCATAGCGGAAGCCACCTATTTAGCCAAGTCTTTAGAACAGGTTAACGGGGTAGGCGAGATATTGGCACGCTCATTCGTTAAGGGGCTGATAAAACTTCAACACATAGGTATATATCCGGGAGTAAATATTACCTATGTTCAGACGCCTAAAACCGCACCACTTGCAGAAAATGCGATGGTCGTATGTATGACAGGTTTTAGGGATAAGGAAATGGAAGTGCAACTCAATAAACTTGGACACAGGGTTGTTGATGGTGTTACCAGAGAATGTAATGTGCTCGTAGTTGCCGATTTAAACAGCAATAGCAGCAAGATGAAAAAGGCAAAAGAAAAAGGACTTAGAATTGTAGAACGTATGGAATTTAGACGTGAATTACTATTATAAGGACAATCAATATTGGTACGTAGGATTTCGCTACGACGAACGCTTGGTTAAAGAAATCAAGCGTTTTGTTGGAGCGGGGTATAACCCCGAGAATAAAGAGTGGTACATTCCTTTCGCATTACCAACTGTCGCACCGTTGCAAAAATGGTTACACGACAATGGATTTGTGGAAGGGATGAATTATTACCCCTCTAAACGGGTGCTGGAGTATCAAGAACCCCTTGCAATTATTACCCCTGAAGATGTGGCTATTGCTTGCAAAGAACTAGGGTTTAAGCGAATGCCACGTCCATATCAATGTGAGGGTATTGCTTACATGATAAATCATGGCAACTGTATAAACGGGGATGATTGTGGTCTGGGCAAAGCTCAACCTCTTGACACTAAAATATTAACTCCTACTGGATATATTTTAATGAAAGATATAAAAGTGGGGGATATAATATTGGGAGCTAATGGGAAAACTCAAAAGGTAGAAGCAGTTTTTCCAAAAGGTTGGCTTCCAACCTTTAAAGTAATATTTTCAGACGGAACGTTTACTAAATGTTGCAATGAACATTTATGGAATGTGGCTACGGATAATTGGGTAAGAAGAGGCAAAGGATATCAAACTTTAAGTTTGGACGAAATTATGCAGCAAGATATTTATTTATCCGATAGGCAACAGGCGTATAGATTTAGAGTGCCTATTGTAGAGCCAATTTGTTATGAAGCTAAAGAAGTACATATTTCTCCTTATTTGTTAGGTGTGTTACTTGGGGATGGTGGAATTACAAGGGAGGCAAACATTACCACCATAGATGAAGAAATGTTAGGATATTTAGAGCTACCTAAAGATTGTATATTGTATCAACGCCCAAGTGATGATATTACTTATAGGATTTCGGGAAAAGAAAAAGGTGAAAACCCTTTGAAATCTTTTTTGAAAGATTATAAATTATTGGGTACTCATTCTTACGAAAAGTTTATCCCTAATGAGTATTTATATAATTCTATTCATGTCAGACTAGAAGTATTAAGGGGGTTATTGGATACTGATGGCACAGTTACTTCTGGAGGTCATATTTCTTACAGCACTACTTCTGAACAATTGGCTAAAGATGTGAAGCAATTAGTGTGGAGTTTGGGTGGCATAGTTAGGGAAAGAACAAGATTAGGAAAATATAAGAAAAAGAATAGAGATATTAAGATATGTCGAAAATCTTTTAGATTGAGTATTATGCTTTCCTCTGATATAATACCTTTTAAATTAACCCGAAAAATAGAGAGGCTAAATAAAGAACGAAAATATGTTCCAACCCGAAAAATTGTAGATATTCAATTTTGTGGTGCTTCCAAGATGCAATGTATTAAAGTGTCTAATTCGGATGGATTGTATTTGTGCGATGATTTTATTGTCACTCACAATACAGGGCAAACGATTGCGACATTAGAACTAATGGATGCTTTTCCAGCTTTGGTTATCACTCCTGCATCTGTGAAATACAACTGGAAAAAGGAGTGGGAAAAATGGAACCCGACACGTACTGTTGGGGTAGTTGGACGCAAAAAGAAGTTTAACGAAAATGTATGGCAGAATGACGTGATTATTATTAATTACGATATACTAGGTGAGCGGGGCTTAGATAAGCCAACAGCGAAGTTCAAAGAGCTCCTAAAGAAGCGATGGGCGTCTTGTGTGATGGATGAAATACATTTCTTGAAGAGCGAAAAGGCGTTACGAACCAAAATGGCGAAGAAAATTGTAAAAACAGTTCCGCATGTATGGGGGTTAACAGGCACATTGACACAGAACAAGCCCGCAGACTTGATACAGCCGTTTACGATAATACGTAGGTTTGAGGACATTTTTGGCAGTACGAAAGAATTTAAGTATCGTTATTGCAATGCGAAAATGACAGTATTTGGAATGGATTGTAGTGGGTTCAGCAATTTGGAAGAGCTACATGAATTGTTGCGAATGGGTGGGTATATCAGGCGTAATAAAAGAGATGTGTTGGATGAATTGCCACCAATGGTGGAACAAACTATTGACGTGCCTATTAGCAATACTAGAGAATACCGTAAAGCGGAAAATAACCTGTTGGAATACTTGGAAAAGATAGATATAAACAAGGTGAACAGCGCAGTCAATGCTCCACACTTGGTAATGATACAAACGTTGAAACAATTAAGTATAGAGGGCAAACTTCCATTTATCACCACTTATATAAAAGAATGGTTGGAAGCAAACGAGGGCGAGCAATTGCTTGTCTTTGGCGTGCACCGGATGCCTCTACAACAGTTAGCCGAGTACTTCAAAGCCCCGCTTATACAAGGCGGAGTAAGTGCCGACAAGAAGCAACAAATCGTAAATGAATTCAGTAACGGGGGTCATCGCTTATTGTTTGCCAATATTCAGTCAGCCGGAACAGGTACGGACGGTCTACAAGATAATTGCAGCAACTTAGTATATATAGAGCTACCCGACAAAAGTACCGAGCTAGAGCAAGCAAATGCAAGACTTGAGCGGATGGGGCAACGGAATAGTATAAATATAACTTACTTGCTGTCACCGGACACGATAGATGCTGATATCAAAGAGATGGTTGCTGATAAAGGGATGATTACAGGCTTGGTGAACAAAGGTGGCAATGAAAACGAATTATTAACTAAGAAATTCTTATTAAAGAAAAATGGCAAAATTTGAAGCAAAGTTTTGGGGCACAAAAGAGAAGCGAGGACAGCTTGCTAAAGAAGTGGAAATTGTTGAGGCTACCACCCGAGGTGAGGTGGAGGGCAAGCTGTATGCTCGTGGATGGCTAAAAATTAACGGTTTAAAAGTAAGAGAAGCAAAGAATGAACCGAGTACCGATAACAATATGGACTGATGGCAGTTGTACCACTAAAGACGACCGAAAAGGTGGAATGGGTGTGTACCTACTTGCAGACGGATGCGAAGTAGCTTTGCGACGTGGTTATTGGAACACCACTACACCACGCATGGAACAGCGTGCGTTGATTGCAGCCGTGCAAATGATAAACGTTGACATTCCTACTGATGTGTTGATTTGGTGCGACAGCAAGTTTATTGTAGAAGCGATAATGAACGGGGGTGTGCGACAATGGCGTGCCGATGGCTGGAAAGGTGTTGCAAACGTTGAACTTTGGAAGGAATTTGTTACCGAGGTTGAAAAACGTAGAAAGATGCGCTTATGCGTGCGTCATATCAATGGACACCAAAAAGACTTGTTGAACCCTGTTATTTATGGGAATAATGTGGCTGATGCCCTTGCTGATTACCACACGCAAGATTCCTATGTACAGGATAAGCCCTTAGAGGGGTTTAGTTGGTACGTTCACGACCCTAGTAGTTTGATATTTATTGCTAAAAACGAAGAACACGAGTATTTGGTTACGCATGATGATATTGTGCTGTTAGGAGATTGCCATTATGCAACAGAAGAAGACCTTGTGAACTGCATAAATGGAAAATGGATTTTTGATGGTTACTACAATGGTGACTATGAAATAAATACCGAAATAAAAACGATTTAGTATATGGCTGACTTGGATAAGTATAAACAAGCGATTGTGGATGTTTATGACACCACTAATAAAAATATTTTTGTGAATGCAACCGCAGGCAGTGGAAAAACATTTACTTTGTGCACACTTGCTGACCGCACACCACCTATAAAATCGTCCATATTCCTAGCCTTTAACAAGTCAATAGCTCAAGAATTGGGGGCACGTTTGCCTCGCACAGTTAAAGCGTCAACACTACATTCGTGTTCGTTGTCGGCTTTATTGAAAGCATTTAAAATGGATTTCGCTATAAGTGAAAACAAATACTTTGGAATGGCTAGGGAGTGTTTGGATTTTAAAGGAATAGCCGCTAAAAGAATTAACGGGTTATGCGGCAGAGCTTGCACTCTGTATGACCTTATGCGGTTCAACCTGATTACAGACGATTTTGAAAAGGTTACAGAGTTGGGGGAAAGGTACGGTGTTGACGCAGACGAAGAAAGCGTACAGAGAGCCCTAGAGCTTTATAGGGTCGCAAAACACAAAGCCGATAGATACTTTGAGGGTTCAGTAGGTGGAAAATTACGTATGGATTTTACTGATATGCTGTATTATGCCGCCAATTACATAGACATGAAAGACTTTAAACAATACAATGTCGTAATGCTGGATGAGTGCCAAGATATCAGCCCGTTACAGTTTGAGGTCGTGAAGCGGTGCAAGACACCACGAGGCAGACTGATAGCCGTAGGTGATGAAAAACAAAGTATTTACAGTTTCATGGGAAGTAATTTGGACAGTTTGCACGCTATAAAGAATTCCCCGAATACGATTGAATTACCTTTGTCTATGACATACCGTTGTGCGGTGAATATTGTAGACGAAGCCCGTAAAGTGTTTCCGGACGGTATTGAGGCAGCTCCGGGAGCTGTATTGGGGAGTGTTGATTGTGGTAGTTTTAGAGATGCCAAAGATGGCGACTTTATATTGTGCCGAAACAATGCACCCCTGATGGAAACGTTTATAGAATTATTGAAACTAGGCAAACGGTGCGCCATTATGGGTAAAGATTACGGTGATGAGTTGGTGTACCTAATAGATAGCATTAAAGATATTTGGGGGCTGGAAGCTAAGTTAGAGAAGCTAAGTGAAAGCCTTGCGAAGAAAGGTGTTAAAATGCCGACCAAAGTGCCTGCATACGCCCAATTGGAAGAAAAAGTACACGTCTTGCTCACCCTGTATGAATATTTTGGCGACTTAGAGGTGGTGCGTAATCGCATTTATGATATATTCACAGATACGCAGAGTAAGGGGGTAACGTTGAGCACTATACACAAATCTAAAGGTTTAGAGGCTGATAACGTATATTTCTTGCAACCGGATTTATTACCGAGTAAGTATGCGGTTACGGAGTTAGCCTTGTATGCTGAAAAATGTTTAAAATTTGTGGCAATAACGAGGAGTAGAAAGAATTTAATATATTGTTGAACGAATTAAATTAATTTTATGGAAGAACAAGAAAAACAAGCGGTAAAACAAACTCCCGCTGATTTATATTTAATGGTTCCTAAAAATTCAAAAACGGGGGTGCGGGTTACACTCCTTAGTGTAAAGAAAATTAAATCCTTTGCCGAAGTTGCCCCAACAAAGGAAATTCTTGCAACTCACTTTCAGGCGGAACATGTGCGAATGGAAATAGCCGATGCCGAAGCTAAAAAGGCGGGAAAGAATGCAAAATATTTACCTCAACCCTTGTATTTGCAAATACAAAGTAGTATATTTGCAACTATTGTTGAAGAAGCCCGTGGCAAAGACAAGGATGTGGATGGTAAAGCCTTGTGTCTAACTTTTGGTTCGCAGATACCCTGTTGTGTAATTACACCTATGCCGGAAGCACCTGTTGAGGACGAGCAACCAAAACAAGTTCGTAAAAAGAGAACCCCAAAAATTGTTATTAACAATGATTAGTAAAGACAGTAGAAAGGTCGTAGGTGAATACGTGTTTTTGAGCAAGTATTCACAGACACACAACGGTGTTAAAGAAACATGGGACGAGGCTGTTAACCGTGTCATGACAATGCACTGGAACCGCTACAAAGAGATAGTTAATGAGGCAGATATGCCCGAGTTTGAACGTTTGTTTGGATTTGCTGAAAAGTTGTATCATCAGCAACATATTTTAGGGGCACAAAGAGCCTTACAATATGGGGGTGAGTTGATGCTTGAAAAACACGCTCGGTTTTACAACTGTTCAAGCACTTATATTGACCGTGTGGAAGTGTTTGAGGAAATTATGTATTTGCTCTTATGTGGGGCGGGTACAGGGTACAGTGTTCAACATATCCACACCGAACAATTGCCTATTCCCAAAGGGTTTAATCCCAAACTTGAGAAAAAGATATTTGTAATACCCGATACGATTGAGGGGTGGGCAAAGGCGGCAGGCGAGTTGATTGGAGCTTACTATTATGGACGTGCCGAAGTGTTGTTTGACTATTCCCAAATCCGCCCGAAAGGTGCTTACATACGAGGTGGATTTAGAGCTCCAGGACCCGAACCATTGCGGGAAGCACTGGACAAAGTAAGAAGCCTCTTGTGCAAAGTTCAGAAGCGTAAATTGAGACCGTTTGAGCTTCATTATATTATTTGCGTTTTAGCGAATAGTGTGGTAACAGGTGGTGTTCGTCGCAGTGCGATGATAAGTATTTTTGACGCTGACGATGTGGAAATGGCAGGTTGTAAAGTTGGGGCGTGGATTAGCACACATCCTGAACTATGCCGAAGCAATAATTCCGCAGCTATTTTGCCCAATACCCCAAAAGAAACATTTGACATGATTTACGAGTTTACCCGTAAATTTGGGGAACCCGGATTTGTGTTTATAGACAGTCCGTGGTTTGTCTATAATCCGTGCGGGGAAGTGGGTATGTATCCTCGCATACAAGACGAAAACGGTGCGTGGAAATCAGGATGGGGCTTTTGTAACCTGTCGGAAATAAACGGGGGTAAGATACAAACCGAACAGGATTTCTATGATGCTTGTGTGGGTGCGTCTGTTATATGTACGTTGCAAGCGGGTTACACGAATTTTAAAGTGTTACAGCCGTGGTCGCAAAAAATTGCAGAGCGTGACGCCCTGATTGGAGTAGGTATTACGGGGCTATGTGAGAACCCTGACTTATTGTTTGACCCTATTATTCAACGCAAAGGGGCGATGTTGGTAAAGGAAACGAACCAGAAGATAGCCCGCATGATTGGGATAAATTCAGCGGCACGATGTACCGTTGTCAAGCCGTCGGGTAACAGTTCTCAATTACTTGGTACACTGTCAGGTATTACTCCAGGACACGCCCGCCATTACATACGTCATATTCAGGCGGCAGACACCGAACAGGCGGTTCAACTATGGGAAAAGATAAACCCGAATTGTGTTGAACCGAGTGCATGGAACCCGACCCGTGAAAAAGTACTTGCTTTCCCCGTTACATTGCCAGAGGGTGCAATTCTTAAACAAAACCTTTCTGCCATTGAATTCTTGAAATTTGTGCTGATTACCAAACAAAATTGGATAGAGTACGGTACAAACTTTGACCATCCGAGCACTAAAGAAAATCCAACGCTACGTATGAATGTTTCTAATACTTGTACGGTAAAACCGGACGAGTGGGATGAAGTACGTGAATTTTTGTGGGAACACCGTGGTGAGTTTGGCGGAATTAGCCTGTTGTCATCATTCGGTGATTTGGATTACCCTCAAGCACCATACACCGAAGTTCTTGACGAGGTGGAATTGGCTGAACGATACGGTGCAGGTGCAATTCTGTCCAGTGGTTTAATAGTGGATGCAGCTGATGTCTTTAAGGACGTTTGGGAAGGCTGCAACGCTGCAACAGGCTTAGCTCCTAATTTACTGACTCTTACTGATGCAGACATTGCTAAATACATTACAGATAATATTAAGGACGGCAAGTTTTTAGTAGATATTGACGGGGTGTGTTTTAGCGATGTGAATTGCGTAATTGACTATTTGAAACGTAGGATTGTGAAACGTCTTGAATGGGTGCGCAGGTTCAACAGTTTTGCTGACAAATATATGGAGGGTGACCGTTTAAAGACCGCCTATTGTTTGAAGCACGTAAACGCCTTTCACAAATGGCAGTTGATTTGCAGGATGAAACCTGTTGATTACTCCGGGATTGTATGGGAAGAGCCACTGAAACAAGCAGGCAGTGAGATTGCGACAGCTTGTGCGGGTGGAGCTTGTAGTTTGGAAGAATATAGACGTAGTAAAGAATAATTGAAAAGCCCCGCTGATGAAAGTTGGTGGGGCGTATTAAAATAAAAACGATTAAATAATTATGAACGTACAGATTTTATTTAATGATGACGCCCGAAAGAAAATGTTTGAGGGGGTTGAAGAGTTGGCAAATGCAGTGTCGTCCACGCTCGGACCAAAAGGGCACTCGGTTATCCTGGATAAAGGCTATGGAATACCCCACATCACCAAAGACGGTGTGACAGTTGCCCGTGCCTACGATACGGATGATACGATGAAGCGTATGGGTGCGACGCTTGTGAAGACCGTTGCTGCAAAAACATGTGATGAGGCGGGGGATGGCACTACGACAGCCACCATTTTAACCCGTGCATTAATGAAAGAGGGGATGGCAACATTAGCCCGTGTGTCTAATCCACAGCGTTTTAAAGAGGGTATTGAAGCCGCTAAATGCGAAGCCGTGAAGTTTATGCAACAGATGAGCAAAGAAATTGGTGAAAACGATTTTGAGCGTATCAGACAGATTGCGACAATAAGTGCCAACGGTGATGAGGAAATTGGGGCTATTATCACTGAAGCTATTGGCAAAGTAGGCAACGACGGAGTAATTACTGTTGAAGAAAGTAGCAAGAGCGAAACCACCGTAGAGGTGACGACAGGCTTCCAATGGGAAAAGGGGCTGTTGAACCCGTATTTTGTGACTGACCCCGAACGAATAGAATGTGTACTGAACAAACCATACATTTTGCTCTTTGGGCAAAACATAAACTACCCCGATGAAATATTGGGTGTATGTCGCAAGGTGTACGATAGTCACCGTTCTCTTTTGGTTGTTGCTCCTAATGCGTCTAACGACGTAGTGAATTTTTTGGTGCAGAATGTTAAACAAGCCAATGGACTGAAAGCCTGTTTCGTTAAAGCTCCGGGATATGGGCAGATGCAAAAGGATTTGATTATGGATTTGGGCGTTAAGATTGGCGCACACGTAATCGGAGAAGAGTATGGCAATCGTGTAGAAGAAATTGGCGTGGATTGGCTTGGTGAGTGTGAGCGTGTTGTGGTAAATAGCACTCGTACTATACTCACAGGGGGCGCAGGTTCGCCAGATGAGGTAAATACACAGGTAGCCGCAATTAAGCACCAATTAGACGACAGTACGAACGCTTTTGACATTGAAAAGTACCGTGAACGTATTGCACGCCTGACAGGTGGTGCGGCTGTTATTTATGTAGGCGCAGACAGTGACGTAGAAATGAAGGAACGGAAAGACCGTGTTGATGATGCTATTGCCGCAACTCGTGCAGCATTGGAAGAGGGGTACGTTCCGGGAGGCGGCACAATTCAGCTTCGTGCCTCTGAAATGCTTGTGCACCAACTTGCAGACTTGAATGAAAAACCAGCCGATTTCAGAGCTGGATGGTGTGTAGTGGCTGAGGCTTTGCGTTACCCGTTCCGTCAATTATGCGAAAATGCTAGTGCGAACGCAGTACGTATTCAAGTGGATATGGAACTTCAACCGTGGATGCACGGTTATGACCCTATAAAGGAAGAAGTTTGTGATATGTATGATGCAGGAATTATTGACCCGACAAAGGTGGCACGCTTGACACTTGAGAACGCTACGTCGGTTGCAATTCAATTCCTCAATACTTCATGTGCAATGGCAGCTAGTAATGATGAGAAAGGGAGTTAGCCATGAGCCAAAAAACCATTCGGAAAGGCGACATTTGCCGCATCCGGCACAATACTAGCCTACACGGATTTCCGGAAAATACGCTAGTAATAATAAAAGAGTGCCGTCCTCGTAGGGCGGAATTCCCACACCTATTTAAAGCCGCCACAGCGAAAGAGTGGTGGTGGGTGGATATTGCTGATATTACCTTGTTTGAACGAGGCAATTATGATGAAGACGATTGGTAAATTAAAGCCCGTGCAATGCGCACGGGCACAATATTAAAAATATGGATGCTCACATTTTACACGTTGTTTTCTTTGCCACGGTGATAGCTTTAGGGGGCTTGTTAATGTGGTGGAAAAAGAATAGAAAGAGATTTGCTTGCAGGCGAATGAGAAAGCATTTGTTGAAACACCCGTCAAACGGTATTCCATCAGATTACCTGTTAAATGCTTTAGAAAGGGAATTTAAAGGAATAACCTTTCAGGAGTATTCCTTTGGGGTATTCATTTATAACGAAATGGGTGGAAACATTGCATATTTATGCTGTAAAGATGGAATTTTGAGCGGTACGGCTTCAACGGATAAAATGCCTTGTTTGGCAAAATTTGTTGAAGAATTTAAAGGGAAACCAGAATGGCAGGCAGTGTCGTCCCTAATGAAGTGCGGCTGTTATTGTACAAAATGATATGACAGAAGAAAAAAGACTGATACAGGAAGAAGACATTGAGCGCATTATGCACAATGCGCCTGACTATATATTGGATGCTACTGATGAGATAAAGGATTTATGGGTGGCGTCTGAATGGGCTAAGGAAGAGCGTGACTTGACCCCTAAACGTTATTACGAAGTAGTGTTGTTTGAGGGTGAAGACAAAGAAAAACGTATTGAAATAGACTTCCAGCAAACAGTTAATCCAGGGACTATTGTAAAGGCGGCAGGCGGAAGTGTTACTGACGTGCGTAGTGTTAATGCAAAACGATTGCAGTACCTAAAATACGAACGTGAGTACCAACGTTTAGTCAAGGAGCTAAACAAGGCTATCGGCAAAAGAACTCACCGCCCTCGTAATATAGTGGATTATACGGGGAATATTTTGGAGCTATTTGGCAAGTTTTACACTATTGCGGACGTTGCCAAGATAATGGCGAAAGAATACCGTATAAAGATACCTGAAGACGAATTAAAGAAGTTCTATGTTGAACACCGTGATTTAGTTACTCGCAGGCGGGCTGAATACGTATTGCAGAACAAAGACTTTCGGGTCGCCACTGAAACGGGGCGTCTGGAAGTGCTGAACCAGATGCTAGTAGAGGTTGAAATAAAGAACCGAGCGTGTGGTGGTAGCAATGTAGACTATTGCAACCTGATACTTCGCATTATTGAGCAGGCACGCAAAGAAGTTAAGGGGAACGAAATAAAGATGACCGTAGATGGCAAGATAGACATTAATGCGACCATACAGGCAGAAACGAATGTTATGTCGGTAATGAAGCAAATGTCTATTAATGCGCTTGTCGTTGGTCTTACAGCCGCAAAAGCAGGGTTGAATCCAGCCGTTTTAATCGCACAACTTGCTAACAGTTGGTATTCACAATTCAACGGGTTTAATGGCAACGTCATGGACGGTGTACAGGTGCAACTCCCATCCGCACTTATCAAACAGTACGATTGGGGTGCAATGGAAAAACAGAGCAAACAGTTTGTGAACGATTTTACCCCGATAGCGGAAATTATAGAAGAGCCCGAAGAAGTTGCAAATAACGAGGCAGAAAATACCCGTAAGAAGCTCTTAGAGCAATTAAAGAACATGAGGCGGGCGAAACATACCGAAGACGGGAAAGCGAACGTTATTACACCTGACAGCCCTGATATGGAATTGCGTGATACGGGTGTAGTGTTGGCGGCTGAACCTGTTGACGAGGAAGAACCTACACAGGAATTTGAAATTGATTACAATGCACGCAAACAGAAGAAGGGAATGCGTATAAAAGGTAAGATAAAAGAGAGTGTGGCACGTCATAAGGCGAAAGCCGAGGCAGAAGAGGCAGACTTAACGGCTGCCGAATTAGCTGCAAGGCAGAGACGCAAAGAAAGACGGGCGGCTCGTAAAAAGAAATAATAGAAAGACGGGTATAGTGCCCGTCTAATTAAATATCAAAATTATGAAGAAAGATTTTCTTAATGTTTCTCCTGATACGGGGGGGTAGCGGAACGGTAACGGTCACCGCTGACCCTAATTTAAACTTTGCTAGTCGTACGACAACTTTGAATTTTAATGCTGACGGGGAAGTATTAAAAGAGGTTGAAGCGTTGCAGTTTGGGAATACCATTATTCCGCAATTTTATTTAAGTCCAACCGTTTCAAGTAGCAATAACTTATGGGCGTTGAAAATTACAACAACCTTAGAACTAGAAGAATTTGTGGCTGGAGCTTATAATTTCTTGGTGGATTGTACAGCTAATAATAAGATAGCCACGGAAGGAACAGCTCCTAATGTAACTATTTGTATTTCGGTGATTAATAGTGTTATCATACCGAGTGGTGGAAGTAACATAAATAACCGAGAATACGATATGTATTACAGTAAAGACAACGGTACTAAGACTAAGATGACAGTACGTAAAGACCAATACAGTCAGTTTATTTCTTTCCGTTTTGTGGAGGGGGCTACATTTGAAGAACTAACTGTTTCTAATTATCGCTTTTGGCTTCGCAATATAAACGATGCAAGTGAAATAGAACTTCCAGTTAGGTTTAGATTAGCTTATTATTATTAAAATAAGGGGAGCCATTTGGCTCCCCGATTTGTTTACCGCATTTCGTTATAACTACGGTTCATCCACGCTTCTTTTTCCATGCTTTCAATCATGTCCTCAAGGAAATTTAAGGTTCCTTGGTCAGCGGGTGGCACTTGGTCATGAATTTCACGGATGCGTCTAATTACCGTGTCCCAGTCGGCAGAAATAATTTTCCACATTTCCATGTCCGTCGGGAGTGGCTGAGACATTTCAAACTCCTGAATGTGGTTTGCCTGTAACATAGCTTCCATACTACCGAGCGGTCTGCCACCTAAAGCCCGCACACGTTCAGCAACGTCATCAACACGTTCAATTTCGGCTTCATAAAGTTTCAGCATAGCTTCGTGATAGCTGCCAAAAGAAGAACCAATAACGTTCCAATGGAACTGCCATGTTTTTAGCAACAGGGTAAAGTGGTCGGCTAATAAGCCGTTCAACAGGACAAGACTTTTAGCTATGTCCTCTGATGTTAATCCAATGTTTACTTTCATAATGTACATTTTAAAAAGTTGATGTATATACGCCACAAAGGTAGTCAAAAGAAAATTATTAGAAAAATCTTAGAAAAAGTCCGGTGAAGTCTTGTTATTTCAAAAATTATGACTACCTTTGTAGTGTCAATAAACAATAACTCATTAAAAATTCAAAATTATGGCAACAACAGTAAATAACAAAAGAACTTTCGCAAAAGACATTGCAACTATTAGCACAGCTTTAGACGGCATAGTAGAATTTCAAAGTATTGAATTTAGCCAAATACTTATTACGGAACATGGGCAAAGCATTAACGATTTACAGTATGTGAACAAAATACGTGGTATTTACTTTTATACAAGCCGCAGCAAAGTAGAAAATATTGTTTGTGCTTTATGGCGTAATGAAACCCTACCGACTTATGTAGTTTGCGCTGACAGCAAAAACGTTTACGAACTTAAATGATAACCCGTGGGGCGCAAGCCCCGCACAACTTTTGAATTATGGAACATAACAGATGTATGATATGTGGAGCGGTTATTAGCGATAACAATACGGACGGTATTGGTTGGGGCTGTATGGCAAATGTTGTGAAACCCGCTATTAAAGAAACTATGTGGGAAGTGTACGGGTTGGACATTTGGGTGGCAAAAGCCAACAGAATAAAGGAAGCGTTTTTGAACGCTTATGCAGGCGTAAAATTCCGTAATGAATTTAAACGGGGGTTTTACGAAAGTATGGCGAAAGCCGAAAGGGTGAGCAAGAAACAACTGGAAATTATGAACCAGATGTTGGACGATAAATGTGTTTTGCTGGACTTTAAAGACATTTTTGAACGTTACGAGGGAATGGCACAGAGTAGCGAATGTAAAGCCCAATTTCAGGCTAATATTGCGAAATACAAGAAGATTTATTTAAGTGGACGTAAAAATAAAACGGAGGAATAATTATGAAGCCAACTGTTGAGAATTTTCAGGTTATTAATTCAACGAGCACAGAATTGGAAGTTGAATTAACCCCAACGATACGTTTGAAGTGCCTACGTCATTCTAATCGCAGGACGGGTTCTTCGGTTTGGGAAGCTCGCTTGTACCAATTTGGGAAGTGGAGGGTGTTTAACAACCCGTTTGACCGCAAAGATTATGAGGTGGTTGAAAAATGGGGGAAGATAAAGGCAAACGCTTTTCGGGGCGTGATTATTGCCAAAAGTTATTCCTACAAAAAGGATATTATAAGTGCTTTAAATAGCGTACCACTAAAAATAAATTGATTGAATATGGCAAAGAAACAGAAAAGAGCGTTGTTAGCCGCTGAAATAGCACAGCTATGCACCAATAAAGGGTATAACAGTTTTAGTGATTATATTCCGATTGCACCTAATAAATGGGGTGCGACACATGTTGATTTTGTGGATAACCTGAATGGATATACATGGCTTTATTTGCGTAAATTAGAGAAACGGTTTGGCATTAAACATTATACCACCGTAGTAGAATATACTAAGCTGAACGCAGACGATAAACGTTTGGTTGAGGCTTTAATTAGGGAAGCACCTGATAAAGAAACTAAATAAAAGAAGATTATGTATTTTAAGAAAAATTTGTGGCAAAGAATTAAGTTTGCCTTTAAAACATTGTTAAGCGACGCACCGCTTGAAGAAATGTACACAACCGGATACAAAGCCGGAGTGGACGAAGTGATTAACGATTATCGTTTGTTGAAAGAAAAGTTGGTTCCGATACTGACAGAGCTAGCCACACCACCGCAAAAGTTGGATGATAATTTTATCACGTATCCGGATATGTCGGTACGGCAACTAAGTTTCTTTAATGTTGAGCACCCTGTCCCACGATTTTTGCATAATGACATTGACAGCCCTTATCCAATAGAAAGGACAACAGTGGAGAGGGTTATATACACAGCGAATCAAGTGCAAGTAACAGCAATGTCAGACCCGATGGTTAAACAGTTGCAGGGTGACGCCCGTTATGCTAAGTATTTGGAACATGAGCAACACAATGCAGCTCAACGACTAGGGGAATACCTGTTGAAGAATGGGTTTATTAGGGCGACCCGATTGGCTAGTACAAATCCCCATGACATGAGAGTTATGTACTGGACATTAACTTATACTAAGTTGCAGTAAAACAAATCTATGAATAAGCCGGAAAATTTTCCGGCTTTTCTTTTGCAGTTTAAATTAAAGTATTATATTTGCGGTGTCAATAAAAACTTAATAGTTATGTTAACAGAAAATTTAGTACCCGCAGCAATACTCTTAAAGATTAAGAAGTTGCAAGAACTAGCCTTGAGAGGCGTAGGTGGTGAGGCGCAAAATGCTCAAAGAGTTTTAGAAGCCTTGTGTGAAAAATATGGTTTAACCCTTGAGGATTTAGACCAAGATGCAAAAGTAACTTATGAATTTCCACTACGAGCTTCTATTCGTTCGCTGTTTGTTAATTGTTTTACGTACATGTTTGGGGCGAATACCCGCTTTAAAGAAGACTACACCGTTTATCGTAATAGCGGTACAAAGAAAATTTGGGCTGAATTAAACTTGACGCCTAGTGAATATATAGAATTTTCACAGTTCTGGGAATGGCACAAACATAACTTTCTTAAAGAACGTGCCGCCATGCGTGAAGCATTTAAGCAAGCCTATTGTGAAAAGCATCATTTGTTTACAAATGATTTTGCCGACGATATACGTGAGGAACTGGACAACCGTAAAGAACCCACTATGGAAGAAATATTGGCGGTTAAGGCACTCGCAATGACACTCAAAGATAACACCTATCACAAACAGATTGGGAATAGTACAAACGCTTATAACGAGGAGGACGAAGAATGATGACTACAAAAGAGCGTGACTTCCATTTAGTACAAAAGGCTTTAGGTGGAGACAGTAAAGCATGTGAAACAATATACAACAGGTTTAACAGGGCGGTGAATTACCAGATAGGCAAAATAGTGATGGACACCGAAATAGCCTTAGACCTTACAATGGAAACATTTGAAAAGATATTTACCCGTTTACACCGCTATCAGCCGGATTACTGTTTAAGTACATGGGTGAGCCGGATAGCCACTAACACCGCATTAGATTACACCCGAAAAGTAAGGCGGGTCACAGTTGTAAGCATAGAAGCAAGCATAGAGAATGAGGACGGGGCAGATATACAGGTGATGGACGACGAGCCAACTCCCGATGAGCGTATAATCTTAACACAGAAGATGACCTACCTTACAGGGCTGATGCGCTACATGCAGCCGAATGAATGTAGGCTGTTGCAACTGTATTACGTGAACGACATGGGTTATACCGAAATAGCTGACGAAATGGATATTTCGGTGCGTGTGGTTAGGCAGTATATCAGGGATGCACGTAATAAGTTACGCAAGCTGACGCAGGAGATAAGTATGCGTGAAGTATTAACCAAAGAACAAAGAAGATATGAAAAAGAATTACAGAGCCAAATTTCAGGGCGAGTTTGACGTCATTCAGCTAACTAAAGACAATTATGATGAGGTAGTGGCTTTTATCAAACAAGCTGATAAACATGTAGTATTTGATAAAGAATTTTGTGAACGCTCCACTCCCTACATAGAATTTATACATGAATGTGGAGGAGTGTACGGTGTAGAGCTAGGTGATTATATATTTACCACTTCTGATGGAGAGCTGCATATAATGTCCAAGGAAAAATTTGAGAGTACCTATGAAGAAATATAAGTGGGTGCAATGGGCTATTTGCTTTATCATCGGGCACGATGTAGAGTGGGTAATTGAGCACCGATTGCGGAACGGGCATATCAGCCTGAACCGCAAAGGTGGTAAAAAGCGCAACCAATCCCGATGGGTGGCTGGAGCATATAAAAAGTGTTCACGATGCGGAAAGAAACTTAGTAACTTTGAAAGAATTTGGGGCGGATGGAACTAATAGAAAAAGATAATATGATTACAGCATGGGGCACGAAAGATGGCGTAGCCACTGTAATAGGCGTGGACTTTGGGCATAAGAACGATTATGCTGTTAAGACGGTGCTAAAGAAGCATCCTGACGGGAGGGTTGAAGTTGTAAGTTCTGAACCTATTGGGCGGACAATTGACTTTAACGACCCCGCCAGCAGGCAGAAAGTTATTGACGAAATTAGAAATTTTAAATTATAGAAAATGGAAAAATTGATTTTATTTGTATTGATTGGATTAGTGCTTGTTTGGGCGTGTTACAAAATGTATTTTAAAGTGCGTTTTGAGTATTTGTTGCGTGAAATGAGTAAGTACCAAAAGAGAAAATTACAAGTAGGTAAGAGAGTATATTTGGTGTATTATGTGCCATTAGTTCCAGATTTATGTGATAGTCGGGTGGTTGCCCAAATGGTGGATGAAAAGGATTGGGGAATATTTTGTCAACCAGATTGTGAAGCAATTGAGTTGTACATGCAGGCGAATCCTAATTTACGAGTATTTAATATTCCGACGGTACTGTTCAATCCCGATAATGTGAAATTAAACTTTAGAGCTATTTACAAAGTAATACGAGTAAAATGAAAACAGAGGTAACAAGAACGGTTGTAACATTGGTTGAGGTACATACCCGTGAAACAGGTGACGCCACTGTAAAGGGTGTGAGCAAAGTATCTGATGATTCCACATTGTCAAGAAAGGTATGGATTAATGGGGAAGAGGTGTATGCTGAACAGTACCCGACACGTTACATAGACAAATTTGCGCAGCCAGAACTCCAAGCGTTTGTAGAAATGTTGAGTAAGTATGAAGTACCACGCAAAAGGAGCGTGTACCTATCTACGGGCTTCTATAAGACATTATGTATAGTCTTTGCGTGTATTTGGTTGGTTACGTTATTATTCTTTCTGTATAGACCTAATTTGAGCGTATGAGAAAACAATTACCACCGCCCCCGCCAAAGCCAAGAGAGGGACAGACAAGAGTAAGAAGTTGGTTTGCTTGGCGACCCGTAACGATTAGTTACGAACAACGTTGGTTGGAAAAAGTAACTGTATTAGAAGTGTGCCGTTACCACAGTCTTCCACATATTGGGGAAGTGCCTGAGTGGGACAAAGTTAAATTTATAGATGAATAAATATGGCGAAAAATGTTTTCTATTTATTGGCTATAATGTTCGTGAATGAATACGGCAAAGTAGGACATCAGAATGTATATGTGAACGTCAAAGGAAGTGAGTTTATATTATCAGAGGTTGTTGCCCGTCTTTGTCAGGATTATGGCTTTCAAAAAGTAACCGTTTTGTATAGAACAGAAGCAACGGAAACGGAGTTCTGGGCAAATCGTACCGCCAATAAAGAGTTATGTTGTTTTGTTTATCCAAATAAAACGGAGGATATATGTTTTTAGATGTAAACAGAAGAGAAATACAGCTAGGCGATAGAATAGCTGATGTGAGTGGTGAATGGTATGCGGATGACGAAACGCCCGTAGTGGAAAGCGAGGGTGATGAGTTGTGTATTTATGTGGAAGGCACTACGATTTACCTGTCTGAAATAGAAACAGAGAAAACATGTTTAATAGTGGATTAATATGGAAATACAAGAAGTGACATTGAATATTCCACTGCAATATAAGGCGGTGCAGTATTGTGAAGGGCATTTTGATGAGTTGCGTGAATGGGTAGAAAAAGAAAGTCTTGGAATTTTACAAGTGATGTTCACCCGTAGTACAACTCCAGGGAAACCGTTTGTGTATATTTATGATACACAGAGGGACAGATGTGTGCCTGTTGAGGCTGAGGATTGGGTATTGCTACCTATTACGACCTCGCATGGGGTATATCCGACTTATCATGTAGTAGTGGATGAACTGTTCAGAAAGATGTTTGTTGAACCAACCGCTAATAATGAAGAGCGTGAAATGTGTATTGCTGATGCGTTGCAGATATGCGACACGGGCATACCTATCAGAAGAAAAAGTTGGGGTACAAACGAGGACGGATTTAATACGTTCGTTATGTTGCTGAACGTACATGTGGCTTCACATCTTCCAGAAAGATTTAGAGCAGCCGTACAGTTTGACGGGCGTAGCCGTGAAATTACAACGGAGAAACAATACCTGTTGGTTACTCCTAAATTTATTAATGAAGTAGAAATAAATTGGCACGCTACTCCATACGTACCAACATGGAGGGATATACGGGCGAATGATTGGGTGGTGGCTTATAAAAAGAAAAATTAGTATTATGGCAGAAAAAGAAACGCAGGAGAGCATATTGCATCTCCCTATTCCGCAAGAGGCGGTAAATGTAATATTAGAACCAAACCGTCAACAGGACGTCTATTTGGTTGTGAAATTGGGCGGGGGTGAAAACCGTGCTGTGACGTATGTGGCAGCAGCCAAAGAGAACCCTGATGAGGTACTAAGACAGATGAAGAGCACACTGAATAAACCAAAGGGAAGCATATTTGCAGCCATACAGCAACTCGGCAAGTTGTTTGAGAAGTACTTTGGTACAAGGGTACGAGGGGAGAATGACACGGTGGCAGATTGATGAATATTGGTATATGAGTGATGCGATTTTCATCATCTGGGGATTGGCGGGGCTAGCGTATATCCTCCTCGTGTGTCTGATAGTTTTAGCACTGTTCAATAAAAGAATGGCGGGGTGGAAAATGCTCCCTGTTCTGATAGATTGGCTGTTTGTAATGGGTACTCTACTCGCATTCGTAGGGTTCTTTGCGTGGCAGGCTATAAGGTAATCGACGGTGGATATAGGTGGTCTACGAAAAATTGAAATTGTAAATTCGAGTGGGATGTCAATAGGAGCGATTTGGACGTGATAGAGCCGAATCGCTCCTATTGATGTCTTAAAGAAAAAGGCGGGGTGGATACATCGTAATCGTCTGACAGTTAAAATTGTAGGTACTCAAAATAAAAACAGGGGAGGGCACACAATCAGTGATGAATAATAGGGAGTAGCATAGGTAGAGGACATATAGTAGGTAGTATAGAGGGTGGATAGGTACAGGGGGTGGAGGAATAGGTAGGTGATAGGAGATATAGAGAGTGGTTGAGGGTGTGCGGGGGTTGGTTTAGAGGGGGTGTGGTTGAGTGCGAGGGATGGTTCGGGGTTGGTGGGTTGGGTGGTTATATAGTGGTTCCAGGAGTTTTGAGGCGAAATTCCCGCCCGCATCAATATCCCTGAAGACCGAGGGCTGTCGTGTGGAGCAGGTGTTTATATCCCGAGTTTCGTGTGTGGATATTGCTATGTGCGTATAATAGTAATTTATATTAACCAAAAACTCGGTAAACTCCCTAGGAAAACCGAGTAGCAAAATATTTACAAAATGGCAAAGAAAGAATATGAAGATGAGGATATACGTTTGTTTGAGATTTATGCTAAGTGGACGAGGAATATCAACTACGCTAGAGCATGGGCATGGATGAACGATGAAGCTAAAGAAAGACTGATAGCCAAATATCCGTGGACATTTCCGATACTTGCGAAACCTAAATCTAATGTTAGAAGACAGGTAAAGATTGAGGGGAAAACGTTTTGGCAAAGGCAATATTATATTCGTATATGGATTGCCACACTACGGAATGAAATTTTACTTCCTAATTTTGATAAGAAGAATATAGACGGGTTGGATACCGACCATATTGTACCGATATCGTATGGGTTTAAAAACAATATATCGCCTGAATTAATTGGTAGCTTAGAAAATTTGCAGTTAATTCCAAACCAATTAAATTTAAACAAAGGGGCTAAAATCACTCCTAGAGCATTGTGCTTGCTTAAAAGATGGAAGAAAATGGACAAATCTTAAGAATATTCTAAGAATTTCCCCGAGCACTCCTTGGATATTCAAATAAAAAGACTACCTTTGTAACATCAAAAATCAATAAACAGTATTTAAATAATAGGAGGAAACAGATATGGCAACTAAAGACGAATTAGTAGCAATGAACAGTAAGCAATTAGAAGAAATTTGTGGGTTAATACAAAAAGAGTGCCCGCTCGCAAAACAAGTGCGATACAGTTGCACCAACTTTTACCCGAACATTTGTTTTATTGTAGTGGACGCTTTGAACCCGCAGGACTACCCGAATGGTATTGGCGATAACAGCATTTTCTTGATGTTCCGTGTGGATTTTGAGGCAAAGACGGTGGAGTACAAGCGTAGCGGACATATCTACCTGTCAGAAAAAGATAAGCGTGAAAACCCGAAGCTCCGCTATTTGGCGATGAACAGCATGGTTGAGATAGCTACACGAGCAGGCGTGAAAAAGATGCGTAAAAGCCAATATAAAGATAACACAACAGCGGCTCACAAGATGGCTACCTACTTTAATGAGGTGATGGAAAAGGTGGTGAATTATACTAATGGCTACCCGTACAAACAGGGTGTTGAAAAATAATTTTGAGTTTTATTGATGAATTTATAGGGGCAGGTCTTGGATATTCCAGATTTTGCCCCTATATTTGTGCCATCAAATTAAATCAATAACAATTAAAACTCAATTATTATGGCAGAGAAAATTTACAACTTCATTTGCGGACGGTTCGGTAGCCGCATACTAAAACCCCGTTACCGTAATGTGTGGATAAAGTTTTGGGCGAGTGTTATTATAAGCCTGTTCCTATTGGTATTGTACTTCATTGTACAGGCGTGGAGCGTTGTGGTTGAGTGTTTAAACAGAGTTATTTGGAACTATTAAATTTTTAGAATTATGGCAAAAGAATTTAAAAATGGTGAACGGGTAGAATTTCGCCCGTGGGAAACCGCTCCTGCAAAAGACAGGGTTGCGGGGGAAATTGTTGGTGGCGTGGTTGAGGGTGAATACTACATGCTGCTCCCAGATTGGGCAAAACGTAAAGGAGAATTCACTAACCTTAAGAAAATTCATTGGTCACAACTTTATTCTATTTAATATGGCGGTAGTTAGTGCCTACATAGGCAAAACAAGTGAGAGTGGGCAGGCGACAATGTATAATGTCGCCTTTCGCTATAATGGGCGGGACTATTTGCAGAACGTTTGGGTTCCGAAGTCAGCCGTCTACTATTACAGGGCGAGCACCTGTAAATTGAGCGTTGATGATTGGGTACTCAAAAAGGTCGTGGAGCTAGCCGTGGCAAACCCTAATAAACCACTCGTAGACCGAGGGGCATTGCTGAACGGTGTAGAATGGTAGTATAATAACCAAACTAATAAATAAGAATTATGATGGTAAATTTAAACAGCGTGCCCGAGCGCACGTGGGTACGAGTAATACAAGCATGTGACGAACAGTGGGTGCATCGTTCAGCGTGTGGTCGCTACCTGTTAAGAAGACAACGGGTGTACACTCCTGGACATGACTACCAAATCCACATCCGACCCCTGTTGGGTGGTGACAGCATGGGGGTGAGGAACTGTTACCTACGTGCGAACGAGGATAACTGTTGGGAGATAACCGTTTGCGACGATTTACGGCACGGACGCCTCGTAACGGTGCATACTTATCACCCGAACGCTTTAAGCGTCATGTTGACCACTTTAGAGCGTGATACGATATACTTTAAGAGCCTACGTACACATGAGCCAACTCCAGACGCTCGCAGGGAACTGGAAGAACGCTTTGCGAACTATGTTATCAACGAAATCTTTGGATGACCCTCTACATGGGACTTGCAAGCATAAAATCAAAATATTTTGAAGAATTTCCGGATAAACTCTTGCACAATTCAATTGAAGTAACTACATTTGCAATGTCAAATTAATTCAATAAACAATTTAAAATTCAATAGTTATGAAAGCAACAGTAAACAATTCCGCAAATTTCGTGATTAACAACGATATGTTGAACGAAACAAAATGTCTGAAGTATGTAAGCAAACCAACTATGTTGGAAGAAATTGTTAATATACAGGTAGCACTCGCCAAGCTAAACAGCAACTACACGCCACGCCAATACACTGAAAAGAACAGCAAAAAGGAACTGTTTGAGGGTTATGGACGCCTCGTTACCATTTACAAGGAGCTAAGCGAAAAGCGTGAAGCCGAGATTGCTAAGAATGTAGCAACTTGTATTAAGACGGCTGACGTATTGGCAGAGGAGGCACGTGCAAAGGCTGAGGCTGAAGCCGCTAAAAAGAGCCCCAAAGAGAACGTAAACACTGATAAAAAGGCACGTCGCGGGGATGCTCAAGAACGGTTGGATAAATATACGGCTGAACTTAAAGAAAAAGAAGCCATTGCCGAACCCTCTAAAGAGGTTAAACACCGCATTGCGAGCCTGAAACGTAAAATAGCTCGTGCCGAAAAGGCTCTGGGCAACGTAACAGTTACTAACGAATAATCTACTTGACATGGGAACAACAGCAAAGAGCCCCGAAATTGGGGCTCGTTATTATAGAGTGTACGTGTTAAACAGTGACGGAACCCGTTTTAAGACACTGGACAAGGTGTATCGCAAGTCAGCTCAAGCGGCTGCAAATAAAGCCGCCCGAATTGTAGCCGCTAACGACCGTAACATTACCGCTGAAACATTGTTGTGTCGTGTGTACTGTATGCCGAGCGGGCGACATAGCGGTTTGTATTATGGAAAGACAGGAATTAAAAATAAGGAGAAATAGATTATGGCAAAGAAAAAGGAAAAGAAAGGGTTTACGCCCGAACTTCACGAGTTATTTGATACCCTTTATGCGAAACTTCGTGAATATGGACAGTGTTGCGCATTTATCGCTATTTGTGACAACAAAAACGAAATCACCAAACGTATTGGAATTATTGATGAGGTAACACATCAAGAAGAGGGTGGAGTTGTATTGCCTGACATAGCTATTGCGAACGCTATGGGTGGGGATAGCCCACAGGATATCGCTGGACGGCACTTGGTATATAATGCGGTTCTGTCGTACTTACACGAATACCCCGATGAGATACCTGAATTTTATAAAAATTTACAGGCAATGCTCTCAGATTTGTTGGAAGACCCTGATGAAGATGATGGGGCTGACACTCCAGTAGAGGCAGAAATCCCTATTATCATTCCCGCTAAGCCCAATCCTCATGGAGACTGCTAATAAAATGCACCTGCTCGTCACTACGGTGTCAAGACGGGTGGCTGCACAGTACTTCGTAGAACGTGAAATACCGTTCAGCGTGTCTTATGGCGTTAACCCTATGGGCGAGCAAGTCATTATATTCACTGTTGAGGCTGACAGTTTTAACGATATTTGCGAATTTAACGACATGATACTTGAGGTACAAGGATACCTCGCTTCTTATGATGTTACACCTTTTATACACTTACAATCATGATTTACGGACTTTATTTAGCTTATACCAAATGGGAAGTATTACCCACTGAAGAATGTGCTAACCCTACGGTTCCTCGTTACCCCGCTTCTGTTGCTCGTGTACGAGCGTATAACAACAAACGTGACCAGATGGAAGCGTATGCGAATACAATGTGCCCCGCCTCACAGACGTTTGAGGCTGAAACTAAAGAAGAATTTGACGCCAAAGTCGCAGAGTTTAAAAAGAATTTTGAGGACGAGGCGTGGCTAGCTGAAAACATTGACCCGTACCTGTAATTATGAAAAAGATGTGGAAATATTATATTCCTATTGTTGGGATAGGTATTATGTTCAGCAACTGGACAAAGTTTTCCGAAAACGACCCTACGGGTATTCATTGGGCGATGACTGCATTTTGGCAGTCTATCTGGACAACTGTTATATTAATAATTTTGTTATTTGAGCCATGAAACCAATAAAGATAATAAGAGTAAAGATGCACGCTGCAACTCGTAAAAGACGTCTAGTTAACCGTTTGATTCGCAAGGTAAACAAACTAACAGCCGAGGCGCAATATTGGCGCAAACGAGCTAAGAAGCTAGCTAGCGGGGCGATAGAAGTTGAGGACGATGCACCACCTACTAATAAATCGGTATGGCAGAACCCGCCTGACACTATGCGAAGAAACCTGTTGGTCTGTATGATTAATAACATATCTGGAGAAAGGCTGTATCAGGTAGTACGCAATGTGTCAAGTACCCGAATTTTAATAGACGTTGCCAGCCCTGTCCCAAGATGTATTATTTCATTTGAATGGAATGGCACTATGTACGTGAGTGCCACTAAGGACGAAGACTGTAACCCAATTTATCGCCTAGAAATTTAGGTCAATTGTTAAATCTTAGGAATTTCCCGGAAATATTTCCAGGATTTCTTGTTTATATAAATCCCTCCCACTATATTTGCGCTGTCAATCAATAAAAACTTACAGTCATGAAGATAACAGACATTACCCTAGAAATACGTACCGAGGACGGTCAGAGTCACTTGGTAG